GTATCTGAACCTGATTACTTCTTATAAATAATTTACCAGTACCTGTTTCATCAATGTAAGAATTTTCATGGTCATGGTATATTTTTAAATCAGCATCATTACCAAACGTAGCTTTTGCATCATCAGCAAACTCCAACGCATCATCTGACTTGTCAAAGACGACGTTGTAGTTTGCGCCAGTAAAGGTTACATCGCCAGTGAACGTACCTCCTGCTTTCGGCATGGCCGCGTCTGCTGTCGTGCCTTGTGCCGCAGTGGCAAAGTCACCTGTCGCAGAGGTTGCTGCTGTTCCAAGACCAAGACTTGCTCTGGCCGTAGAGCCAGATTCCGCAACAAAGTTACTGCCGTCGCCTACGATGAAATTGCCGTTAGTGACAGCAAGACCAGCCACATCCTGAAGCTGTTGATCAAGTCTAGCGTTGGGTACAGTGCCGCTGGTTAGCTGCGTGGCGTTCAATGCGGTCAGGCTGCTGCCGTCGCCGTCAGTCAGTAGAACCGTGCCGGTTGCGTCGGGCAGGGTGATGGTGCGGTCGGCGGTTGGGTTGGTAACCGTCAGGGTTGTTTCAGCCGCGTCGTCACCGCCCGAACCTTCAAACATAATATATCTAGCTGAAGCCAAATAAATATTTTCGTTGAAAGCGACTCGGTCGAAGGCAATGTCTACGACGCTTGTGCTTGTGCCGTCGTCGTTTACTCTGAGAGTGAGGCGACCGTTTTCTGCGCCGTCTGTTGTGGCGACAATCCTGCTTTCTATTTCTGCATACTGGGTTTTGTTTCCCGCGCTGTCCTCGCCTGTGAATCTAATGTTGCCCAGCACATCGCCGGATGCAGGGCTGGCGCTGTCCCTATACAGGTCTAGGGTAGGCTGCTCCCCTGCACCAGCATCCGTTGACGTAATCGTTACGCCCACGGCTGTCGTCTCCAGCTTCTTGGAGTTGTCGTGGTAAAGTTCGACTGCGCCGTCATCATTAAATACCGCGCTATTCTCTCCAGCTTTAGCTTGGATAATAATATCCCCACCAGAGTCGCGGATGTACAGATTGCCAGTTACAACATTGTCGATGAAGCTATTTGTGCCGTTATGATAAAACTGTAGATCACGACCAGTTCCGAAAGTGGCCTTCGCATTGTCAGCAAACTCTAGCGAATCTTGAGACTTGTCGAAGACGATATTAGCACTATCGCCTGTGAAGGTTACGTCACCAGTAAACGTACCACCGGCCTTTGGCATAGCCGCATCTGCGGTAGACCCTTGTGCCGCAGTGGCAAAATCGCCTGTCGCAGAGGTCGCCGCTGTTCCGAGACCAAGACTTGCTCTGGCCGTCGCGCCGGACTCTGCTACAAAGTTACTTCCATCACCTACAATGAAGTTGCCGTTGGTAACAGCAAGCCCGGCTACGTCTTGTAGCTGTTGGTCGAGTCGAGCGTTAGCTAAAGTGCCAGATCCAATGTTGCTTGCATTAGTGGTATCAGTTGTAGCGGACGCCGCCAACGCCGTGCCGTTGAGTGTGATAGCGTCCGCTTCTAGCGTTCCGTCTACATCTACATCACCAGAAATATCAAGGCTAGTTGCAGCCACTTCACCCGTAACACTTATACCGCCGCTGGCTGTCTCCAGCTTCTTGGAGTTGTTGTGATAAAGCTCAATAGCACCTTGTTTTACAGCGTTAAACATTGTTGCACCACCACCTGTTTGCATGGTGATTTTTGTGCCGTTTGTTTTGAGGTTTAAGACGCCAGAGCCAGCATCAGAAATAATAGAGTTAGTTCCATTGTGGAAAATCTCTAAATCACCACCAGTGCCAAACACAGCTTTAGCATTGTCAACAAATTCAAGCGCATCGTCAGACTTATCAAAGACGATATTGTAGTTGTCGCCGGTAAACGTAACGTCGCCGGTAAACGTGCCACCAGCCTTCGGCATCGCCGCGTCTGCTGTCGTGCCTTGCGCCGCAGTAGCGTAATCGGACGAGTCGAAGGCTTTCACCTGTGCGAGGTTCGTAACCTCACTGTCCATGAGTGCGCCAGCAGCGGTGACGTTGGCCGTGTCGGTTACGTCTGCGGAGGCTTCGATGCCGTTTAGTTTAGTATGATCGGCGTCGGTAAAGACATTACTGTCGGAAGCACTCTCTACAAGTGTGCGTATCTCACTCGCTGTCTGATCAGCAGTAGCACTCGCCTCTATGCCGTCGAGTTTCGATCCGTCCGTAGCAAGATCGCGGCCATCAATCGTGCCGGGAATGGAGATGTTCCCACTTCCGTCGAGGAACACCGCCTTCTCGGCTGGCTGGGTACAGAAGATGGTTCTTGAGCCGGAACTCCAATTCACAGCGTTGTCGCTGTTACTAGACTGCAAGATCGTGGTACGAGCCAGTGTCGTGCCAGACAACGTGTAGGTGCCGATGCCCACCTCGAAATCGGTGCCATCGGTGCAGCAATAGTAGGTGGTGTTGGAGTTACCTATCTCAGAGAACGCCTCAAAACCAGCAACGGCACCGGCCAAAGTATATGTGCCAGTGCCGGTGGTGGTTGTCGTCTCCTTGACGCGGTCCTTTAGAACCAGTGCCATGTTACTTCAACTCGATGCTAAGGTTTCCTGCATTGATGCGGAAGATGTCACCAGAAGCGATGGTTTTGTTGGCATCCAGTGCGCCGACAAAAAGAATATTCCCGCTAGATGCGGCGTCAGCGATAAACACATGGGTGATTGTATCGTCACCGCCACCACCAGAGGCAGGGAAATCAATGTTTGACGCATTTGACGCCGTCTGCGTGTCAGTCGAGTCTGCGGTTATTGTGGTCCAGCCTGACGCGGCTACTTGCTGACGCGCATAGTTGGTGAAGTCAGCTTCTGTCAGTGACCCCGTTTCCGCAGCAGATACGGCTGTCGCCAAACCAACATAAATGCTGTCTCCCGGCGAAGAGAAGCTGAGAGAGTTGTTTTTAAAAATAAAGTGCAACAACCTCCGCTCAAGGTAGTTTGTTGCTGCGTTTGATGTTGCCATCGTTTTTACTCCTTATGTCCGAGGCCGATCTGGCAGACCTCTACGGTACGCATCCGTGTTTTCCCTAGCTTCCGCCAGATCCTTGATCCTGGTCATAGCTTCGGTGAACTGCTTCTCGTATAGCTGAAGCATGTCCGGTTCACCTTTCATGTAAATATACGCTTCTACTAACGATCCGTAAAGCAGGGCGTTAGGGACGTTGTCACTGAGCCAGGTCGTGCCACTCTCGGCGCCGGCGGTCAAAGACGCAGGCCGATAGTAATAGTGAAACTCACACACATAATTGCTGTCAGGTGTCGGCGCCAAAATTAGATTATCCACGTCAAACACGGCATAGTATTTAGGAGTGCCTGTCGTCGCCGGATTCGGATTGTACTCCTGGATGTAGTTCACATCCTTGTGTAGCAGAAACTCCTTCGAACTACTGTTCGTGATCGACAGCGAAAACGAGGCTAAGAAATCTGTCGGCAAGGATAGGTAGGGATCGTTCTGCGTTACCGCGCTCGTGGCATTCTTGCGGAAGACCTCGAGATCCACCAGCTTGAAGATGCGGTCCTCGGCTGCACGGATGAATGTCGGCAGGTTCGTCACGAAGGACGTTTCCGTGTTCTCCGTATAATCCTGTATAGCGGTTTTTAGTTGTGCATATGTAAATGCCATTTACTTCTCCAGCGTCACTGGCCCGACAGTCGCATTTTCACCTCCCCCGCGCTGACCACCCGTGGTGGCGGTGCCTGACGACGCGGTGAACGTGTAAAGGTTAGAATCCGTGACAGTAATCGTATAGCCACTGGAATTCTCCAACGCTGCTTCTGTGAATCCATCGAAAGCCTCTACCTTTCTAAACCTAACTACATCATTTGTAGAACGACCGTGGGACGGCTCTACTACCGTAATCACGGCACTGCCGGCAGAACCTGACAAGAAGGCGTTCGCTGGCAACAGCCGCGCGATAGCAACTTCTGTGCGCTGATCCGGGCGCGGGTCATGAATCGCCTGCGGATCCGGGCCAACACTAATCGGCTCTAGCTGCGGATGCTTCGGCTCGTACTCGTCCCGACCAACTTTCAGGCCGTTCCATTCCGTGACCATGTCCACCAGACGATAACGAAAGCCAGATCGGTCAGAGTAGCCCCAGGCATCTTTTCCCGAAGCAAACCTCGCCATCAGTTGACCCTCAAATACTGCATGCTCGGTTGCAGTTTCAGTGCAACGCGATCTTCATCCTCATCTGCCCCCCGCTGGAACTCTTCCTCGTACACCGCCTTCAGAAGCTGCACCCTCTCCGGCGCCTTCTTCATGGCAAGATAGTATGCGAGGCCAGCAACCATGCACGGCAGGAATCGGAACGGTGCGTCGGTTGTGTTGACCAACGCATCCGCATCCTCAATGCGTTGCACATAATAATACACAATGCTGTCG